CATTCCGATACGATCTGATAATGGACTTGTTCTTTGTAATCCTGATTGAAGTATTTGGTTTGGATTTTTTAATAATGCATCTACACCTGTTGGTTTATATCTAAATTGTTGTATTTCTAATCTATCCTGTTTTGATGTAATCATATCCATTGGATATATAAGTAATTTTGATTCACTAAATAATCTCTTTTCGTTTTTGTCTTCAAATTTATTTCCAGAAACATCAAAAGGAGTTAATGCTCCAATGGGATCAGATACTGCGTTTAGTATACTCAAACTTATTGGTATAACACCTTGTGGTCCAGTTGGAACTATTGTTCCTCCTACACCTATGTCTTGGGATCCTGCATTATTCACTACAAATCCAGGAAGAACTCCGGTGCCAGTAGTTTTTTTTATATCTTTAATTTTATCTTTTACTTTATCGTGAATTTTTTCTCTTTCGTTAGGATCATTTATTTCAGACAAAGGATCCCATACACCATTTTTATATATTTCTGATTTTTTTGTTTGAACTCCGCCCACATTAACTATAAGATATAATTTGGTATCTCCGTTGATCGGATCATAAGTAAGTTCTATTTTTCTATCTCCAGGTGAAGGTAGAATTGTTGCAGGTGCTGGGTGGAAATTTGAGTTTACTATTTTTTCAGCCATTTATGGTGCCGATAAATTATCTGGGTAATCCCAAACTTTGGATTTAAATACTGGTTGTCCTCTTTTATCTACAAATCTTTCGGTTGGAAGTAGAGATACTTCTCTCCATTCATTTTTAGGAACTTTGAAAAAATCACTACTTACACCCGAAAACAAATAATTATGTAATGTTTTTCTTGGTGCATTTACATTTCCTGCTTTATTTATGTAAGAATTTGCAATTCCTCCACGATATTGTGGATTTAGGTAATGAAGATTGGAACCAAGAAATTTTCCTTCTCTTGGATTTACATCAATAATATATGCTAGTGGTTGCCTATCCCAAAATTGATATTTTTGTGGATATTTTGCAGAATACATAAAAAATACTAAATCGCCAGGAATGATAAAATAAGTATCAATTTCACTTATATCATCGTCTTTATATTTTGAAAGTTCATTCATTAATGCATTTGTATACCAACTGGTAGAACGAAACTTTTTTCCTGCTTCTTTGATTATTTTATCGGCAATCATATTTGAATTCCCAAATCACGTTCGGTAAAAATACGGAATTCCCAATTTCTATCTGTACAATATTCACGACATGCTTTCCATTTTGCTTGATTAATTGCCCAGTTTTTGACGGCATAAGCCCAAGATTTTGTTCTTTTTTCTGGACTTTTTTGTGGTTCTTTTAAATCTTTTGCTGGTTTGATTTCTATAACTACTATTCTTATATTATTATCTTTATCTTTGTATTTGAGTTTCATATCTGGAAAATATCTGTGAACTTTTTTGTCTATTGGTGATACATAAGGAATCCAAAATTCTTCACTTTGATATGAAATTACATTTTCTGTTAAATCACAATATTCAAACATTTTGAGTTCATAAGAACTACGATATATAATATTTGTTGGGTCTCCATTATATTTTTCCGGATGTTTTGGTTTAAATTTTCCTTGTTTGTAGTTCTTATTTATAGACATACATAATATAGGGATTTATATGTGTATTTAGATGTCTAATAAAATTGGTAGACTTCGGGTTAGTATTCCTGAGGTTCAAAGCATATTAGGACCTCTTTCGGTAACTAGTCATTTTAAAGTTTCTTTACTTTTGGGTGGTCCAGATGAGTTATTTTCTCATTTAAATAAATGTAATTTATTGGGTGCAGATAAGCAAGAAAAATATGATTTTCTTTGTGCGGAAGCAACACTTCCTGGTTCAACTTTTGATATGGCTGAAGAGTCTGGAAGTCGTCAAGGAATTATAGAAAGATTCCCAATTCGTAGAATTTATAGTGATTTTAATCTTACTTTTTACGTGGATGACAAATATGATGTGATTCGTTTATTTGAAGAATGGATGAATTATATAGATCCACTTTTTTCTCAGAGTTTAAAATATGATGGTAGTCCTCAGGGACAAGGTAAAGATTTATTTAAAGAACCGCAGAACTTTTTTAGATTTAGTTATCCGAACACTTATAAAAAAAATATTGCAATTACAAAATTTGAAAGAAATTTTCTTAAAAATCCAAATAAAAAAGCAACAAGTTCAAATATCACTAATCAACCAACAATGACTTATTATTTTGTAGAAGCATTTCCCACAAATTTAACTGCACTTCCATTATCTTATGAAGGAAGCACTATAACCAAAACTACAATTAATTTTAGTTATACTCGTTATACTGTAGATAAAAATCTTGGTAAACCCTAAATACTTACACTGAATTTAATTAACAAAAATGACTTTGCCTAAAATTTCCACACCTCAATATGAGTTAGAATTACCTTCAACTGGAAAAACAATTAAGTATCGTCCATTTCTTGTAAAGGAGGAAAAAATATTACTTCTTGCTCTTGAAAGTAAAGATACTAAACAAATTACCATAGCAATTAAGTCTGTACTTAAAGAATGTATTCTAAGTAGGGGTATAAAAGTAGAAGAACTTCCCACATTTGATATTGAATACATTTTTCTAAATATTCGTGGAAAATCAGTTGGTGAAAGTGTTGATTTAATTGTAACTTGTAGTGATGATGGTGTAACTGACGTTCCTGTGAAAATTTATATTGATGAAATAAAAGTACAAAAAAATGAAAATCATAAATCTGATATAGATTTGGGTGAAGGTTTAACTTTAAGAATGAAATATCCATCATTAAATGAATTCATTAAATCTAATTTTGATTTTAGTGAAGAAAAAACAATTTCAAATATTGATGAATCTTTTGAAATTATTGCATCTTGTATAGATATAGTATTCAATCAAGAGGATAGTTGGGCAGCAGCAGATTGTACAAAAAAAGAATTAAAAGAATGGATTGAAACGATGAATACAAATCAATTTAAAATGATTGAAAATTTCTTTGAGACGATGCCTAAACTTTCTCATACTATTAAAGTTAAAAATCCAAAAACAGAAGTAGAAAATGAAGTGACGTTGGAGGGTTTAACCAGTTTTTTCGGTTAATTATGGCTCATATGGATTTGGAGTCATATTTTAAACTTAATTTCTCATTAATGCAGTATCATAAATATTCACTAACAGAAATAGAAAATATGATGCCTTGGGAAAGAGACATTTATGTTACATTATTACAACAACATATAGAAGAAGAAAACCTGAAACAACAATCAAATGGCAATTAGTTCTGCTATCAGACCAGAAGTTATTACTAATAAAAGAAATTTAAATCCTATAAAGGCACAAAATTTTATTTCTGGTAAAACTTCTTCTGATGTGAGAACATTTGGATCAGCAGCGAATAAAATAGTTAAATTTCAAAGAGCAGGTGTACAACCATCATCAGTAGATATTAATAGTATTATAAAAACATTATCAACGGGAATAGTTAATAATTATAATAATCAAGCACAAACAATCAATAATTCAGTTACAAATATAATTAATAAAACTATTGGTAATTTATCAAAAGATTATCAAGATAAAATTAAAAAAGTAGATGAAGCAAAACCAACTGGTGTTCTTCAAAAAGTTTTGGGTCTTTATAAAGATGTAATTAATTTTATACAGTTTTTTGGAAGAAGAAAATTTGTAGATGGGTTGCGAGATAATCTAAAAGCACTTCAAACCTCTTTTAGTGAAAGTTTTGAAGTTGCAAAATTAATTCGTCAGGTTATAATTAAAATTGTAAAACAATTATCTAATTTACCAAAAGCTTCACCATCAGGTGGTGGTGGTATCAATCTTGATGTTGATGTTCCTGGAAATAAATTAAAAGGTAGTAATACACCTCTTAATAGAAGAATGAGAGGAGGAATGGGTAAGGGTAAGATGCTTGCTCTTGGTGCCGGTGCTCTTGGATTAGGTGTTGCTGGTGCTGCTGCAACAAATGCTCTTTCCGATAGTGATGCAATACAACCAAAAAGTTCTACACCAGAAATACCAGGAAACATAGTTGATAGTTTGAGTGTTATTATTAATAGATTTGCATCTGCGATTGATAGATTAATTAAAGGTAGTTCTGATAAAAAATCATCTGGTTCTTCTGCTAGTTCATCTAGAGGTGCTTCTAGTGCTTCACCTGGTGCTTCACCTGGTGCTCCGGGAGACCCAGGTGAAACACCAAGTTCTCCAGTAGTCAGTTCTGCGCCTGTAGATGAAAAACTTGCTGCATATACTTCTGTTTTGGAAGGAACTGCAGGTCAAAATGCTGCAGATGCAATGCAAGTCATGTTGAATCGTGCTGTACAAAATCATGGAAAATTTGGTGGACTTGGAGAACAAGTTATGGCTGAAGGACAATTTACTCCAATGGCAGCAGCAATTTATGGGACTTCTGGAGACCCTGCTGCAAATAGAGCATATGGTCATATTGCTCCAATGCTAGGCAAAACTCCAGCAGAAAGGAAAGCAAAGTTAAGACAGATTGTAGAAACAGAAGGAATGAAAGGATTAGATAAACTATACAATAAAAAATTTGCAGGAGAGGCCAATAAAGTGCTTGCAGATTTTAAATCTGGGGGACCATTATCACGAAATGCAGCGCAAGGAGTAAAGGGAAGAGTATACTTTAAGGGCCAAACTGATCTCCACAATATGAAACCAGGGGATTTTTATAGATACACTGGTGGAAATTACTTTCATACCCTGAATCCAGAAGAAATTAAAGGAAAAATTGGGACATTACAACAAATTAATCCTGCAACAGTAACACCACAAACTACACAAGCAGTAGCACAACAACGACAACAACAAATTGCACAAGTTTCACAAGCAGTAGCACAACAACGACAACAACAAATTGCACAAGTTTCACAACCAGTACAAACACAACCTCAAGTAAATTATATTCCTATTGATATGAGTGGTGGAGGAAAACAGACACAACAATCATCATCATCTGGTGAAGGTATAAGTGCCCCACCACCAACATCACAGAGTGGGCCTACAGTTCCATTTTTGTCTTCATCAAATTCAGATAATTTTTTAGTTCTTTATTCAAGAATGATTTATAATTTGGTGGATGGGTGATGGCTAAAGTTTTTTCTTCTCCTCTTGTTTCTGCATCAAATAATATTATTCTTTTTTCGAGAGGAGCAAAACAACTATCAAGAGTTCAAAGGCAGTTAGTTCAGTTTGATGCATTTATAAAAACTAAAACTATTGAAATTGAAAAAGATAAACTACCAAGTAAGAAAAAAATCAAAGAACTTGCAAATTTAAATGTTGCATCAACTTTTGGTTCTCCCAGTGGTTTGTTGAGTGGATTGGCTAGTGGTGCTCTTGATATTGCTGGTTTTCTTGGGAATATGTTTCCAGCAAGAGGAAAAACAGGAAAACCAGGAAGATTACCAGCAAGAATAAAAGCACCAAAACCAACAGTCAGAGGTTCAAACTTAAAACTTGGTGGATTGAGAGCAGTTGGAGTTGTAAATGCTTTATTTGCTGGACTTGATTTTGCGACTGGATTGCAAGAAGGCGAAAGTGTAGGAAAATCAGCAACTGGTGCTGTTGGTTCTCTTGCTGGAAGTTTACTTGGTGGTGCAATCGGACAAGCACTTATTCCAATTCCCGGAGTTGGATTTGTACTTGGAAGTATGGCTGGTGGATTTTTGGGTGGTTATACTGCAGATAGAGTATATGAAGGTGGAAGTTATATAAAGAAAAAATTAGGTGAAAGATTGAAGAAACAAGAAGCAGCACAGGCACAGAAGGTGGCATCTAATAATAATTTTGATGATATAGTGAATAAATTTAGTGAGTCTGTAGGAAAGTTTGAAAACTTTGTATATAATTCATTTGCAAATGTAATCAATGCTGCAGCATCTGCTTCTGGTTCTGCTCAAGAAGGTGCTCCAATGGAATATGGTCCACCAGAACCAGAACTTCAACCAGGAAAAGATACTGGACAAGAACTGCAAGATGTAGAAGCAGAAGGTGGAAAAAAACCTAGCCGATCAATTATAACTTCTCGTTTTGGTCCACGTAATGGTAGGCAACATTACGGAACAGATTATGGAGAAAATGCTGGAACTCCCGTAAGTGTAATTCAACCAGGAAATGTTCAATTTGCTGGATATACTAGTGGGGGTGGAAATACTGTACATATAGATCATCCAGATGGTTCTCAGACTAGATATTTGCACTTTCAAAAAACACCAAATGTAAAAACTGGACAACAAATAGAACCAGGTACAGTTATTGGATATGTCGGAAATACTGGTAGATCTAGGGGACCACATTTACATTTTGAATATGCTCCACCGGGTCAAGGATCTATAGATTCAGCTCCTTATGCAGACAAGTATTTTAGATTCGGTGGAAATGTTAAAGTAAAACCAAAGGCAGGAGTTTCGAGAGCAGGTTCTAACCCTTTTGTTTTAGAATTACACGCAGACCCAAATGCAAAAGGACAAAAGACAGGATTAATCCCAAGCAATATCAGTCCAGATACTGCTGTCTCACAAGCACTTGTGTCTAGTTTTGGAACTTATGGTAAAAATTATAGAGGAGGGTTGGGTGTTACAAATAGAGGTGGAAATATTCTAGAAACAGATATGGCAGTGGGCGCTAAAAAAAATGCAGAAGAAATAGTTAAAGCAATGTTGAAAGACCCTAAACGTGCATATCACATTTTTGCAGGACACGCTGATGTAACAAAAGGTGAAACTGGTGCTCCTGGAGAAAAGGAATATAATTTGAGAACTGCTGAATTGGTTGAAAAATTAGCAACAGCACGGGGACTAAATTTAATTTATCATAGATCTATTAATGCAAATAATCCAGGTGATCCAAATTCAAATTTTTCTAGAATTGAAGCAATAATGAAAAATGCTTCAAAATCACAAGCAACACAACCAACAACAACACCACAAGTTCAATCGATACCTAAACCACTGGTAACACAAAAAAAATTAGAGCAATATCCAACATACAATCAGCAACAATCAAGTGTAACTATAATGCCAATAATGATGGGAGGTAATCAAGGTGGTGGTGGACAACAACAAAAACCTGTTTTTATTCCAGTTGGTGGTGGTGGAGGTGGAACTGTTGTTCTTCCTGGACCAAGTGAAGGACAGATAGTAAATAGTTTAATAAAATCTATGTTACTTACAAATCTTTCAGGTACATAATGTCAATCGCAGTCGCCGCATTTAAACCAAATTATTTTGGTATACAATCTTTGAATGGTAAAAATACTGTTGATGTAACTAATTCTTTATTATTTTTTGATTATTTTGAAGATTTATTATCTCCTTGTGTAACAGCAATCGCTCAAATTATAAACTCATCTTCATTATTTAATATTCTTCCAATTCGTGGTGGGGAGAAGGTTTCGATTAGTATAAATACTGCTTCTGGTGAATTCTTACTTGATGGTGATACTGCATTATATGTGAATAAAGTAAGTGGATTAGATGCACAAACTCCAAGTGAAACTTTTACATTACATATGGTTTCTCGTGAAGCACTTACAAATGAAACTTCAAGATGTGAAAGAAAATATAATGAAACTACAATCGATAATCACGTAAATAGCATACTTAAAGATGTTTTAAAAACAAAAAAAATTAATAGTAAAAATATAGAAACAACATCTAATAGTTATTCTTTTATTGGAAATAATAAAAAACCTTTTCATATTTTAACTTGGTTGGGACCGAAATCTGTATCTGCAGTATCTGGTGGCGGAGGAATTTCGGGAGATGGTGAATATGCTTCCGCAAAAGGTACGGCAGGATTTTTGTTTTATGAAAATAGAGATGGATTTAATTTTAGAAGTATTGACAGTTTAGTTTCAAATACACAAGTACAAAAACAAAGTGCAAATAAAGAACAAATACCAACTTATTTTTATACCCAAATTATAGAAAATAGTGTCGAAAATAATGAATTTAAAATATTAAATTATGAATTTGAAAAAAATATAGATTTGATGAAATCATTAAGAGTTGGAATGTATGTAAATAAAAGTTATTTTTATGATTTATATTCAAATACTTTGGATATTTATACTTATAAATTAAAAGAAGAAATTGGCAACAAATTAGGTAATAAAGATATTAGTCTTTCTGATGAATTTGGTGATAGTATTAGTCGTATTATGGTTCGTGTTTCTGATAGAGGCGTATTGAATAATGATGGATCTATTTCTGCAAAATTAAGAAGTGGTGCTGATATGGCTAAATCTTTTTCAAGATATAATATTTTGTTTACTCAGGCACTAAATATGATTGTACCTTGTAATATTACATTAAAAGTTGGAAGTATTATTCGCGCAGTTTTTCCGAGAATAGATAGAACTGATAATAAAAGCGCCGATGATGAACAAAGTGGAAATTATTTAATTAAAAATTTGAGGCACCATTTTGAGGGTGGACAAATGATTACGAGCCTGAGATTAATTCGTGATAGTTATGGTTTTTATGGAAAAAATAATATTTTTTAAAAAATATGAAAATTCAAGAAATTATTTATAATATATGTGAAGAACTAAATTCTTCTCCAAACGAACAAAGAAGAAGGTATCTTGAAGAATATCTTCAGGATATTTTATCCTATCAAAAGAACAATTCAAATCAAGTTATGGTTCCAACTTCACTGAAATTATATTACAACGAACATCCAGAAGCACTAGAGTGTAGAATATACGATGATTGAAGAAGCTTTATTAAAATCTAATTATATTGGAAAAGATGGATTTATTTGGTGGATAGGTCAAGTTGCACATTCATCTGTTTGGGCAGAAAAATCTGAGATTTCTTTAGAAGATACTGGTGAAGTATGGGGATCGAGATGTAAGGTAAGAATTATTGGTTATCATTCTTTTGATGGTAATATTCTCCCCGATAATGATTTACCTTGGGCACAAATAATGTTGGATCCTTCTTTTGGAAGTGCTCAAGGAGGTATTGGAGGAACGATACATCTGAGAGGTGGCGAAACTTGTTTTGGATTTTTCTTAGATGGAGATGATGCACAACAACCAGTAATTGTTGGATTGCTTTATCGTAGCAGTGGAACTAAAAATTTACAAACAGAAGGTGTTATAGAAAAAGAAAAAAGTTCAAGATTTAAACCTTTTAGTGGACATCCTGGAAATTTAGTTAAACCATCACAAAGAGATAGTAGAACTTCAAAGGTTTTTACTACTCAACCAGAAACTCCTCCTATTTCTCAATCGGACATAACAAAAATTGCCTTTAACTCAAACTTTGGTTTTTCGAGTTCATTCACTACAAATGTTTCAGCAATACCACAATATGGTGATAAAATTGCAGGAGTTAAATTGGGTATTCCTGCTGCATCAACTCTTGCAGTAGAAAAAAAAGCAGATATTACTTTGGTTAAGCCAAATGGATGTCAAAATAATTTAATCGGTCAAATATCACAAATACTGCAAAATTTTAAAGCAGTTACGAATGGACTTGATAGATATTTAAATTCTTATATTGATCCAATATTAAATGAAATTGTAAATATTAAAAATTTAATTAAAAAAACAGCAGGACAAGTTCTTGGAATTGTAAAATTAATTATTAATAATTTAAGAGCAACTATTTTTAAGTGTATTACAAAATTATTTACTAAGTTGGTTGGATTGATAGTTCCAATTCCTCAACAGGTATTTATTTTAGAGGCAATGAAAAAAATATTAGATATAATTTTTTGCATTCTTGAAAAACTTCCTGGAAATCTTCTTAAATTTATTGAAGATATGCTTAATGAATTAGTTTCTCCAATAAATGCACCCGTCTGTGCAATCGATCAACTTACTGCTGGTATTCTTTCTCAATTAATGAGTTTGATTGAAAATGCACTTGAGAGTGTTATGTCTGGAATTAGTTGGTTGACTGGTGGTATTTCTTCGATTAGTGGAATTTTAAATGAAGCAAGTTCATTAGCATCACAAATTTTAAGTTTTCTTGAATGTACTGGACTTGCCTGTAAAAAACCAAGTGTTTGGGCTTCTAAATTTGGACCAAATGAAAAAGATGTTGATAACTGGCAAGATATGGTATCTAATGTGAATGTGCTAAATGCATTGAGTAAAGATTTAGGATCAATTGAAAATGCAATTAAGGAAACTCCAATTTATGGTGGAATAAATAGAAGATTTAATTCATTATTTGATACTTGTAATCAAAAAGTATCAAATCCAACAAATCAAGACGATATAATTCCACTTCCTCCTGGAGTTAAATATCCAAATTGTATTCCTCCAATCGTAAGAATTGTTGGAGATGGAACTGGTGCAAGTGCAATTCCAGTTGTTGGACAAAATGGATCTATTTTTTCAATAGAAATGACTAATACTGGGAATGGATATACAATAGAACCAACAGTATCAATTGTAGATAATAGTGGTTATGGTAATGGAGCTACGGCACAGGCAATTGTCGAAAACGGAAAAGTTACATCAATTTATGTAATTACTTATGGTTCTGGTTATTGTCCTGGAAATTATACTGGAATTGGGACAACTAGACCTGGAATTGGAACAACCAATACCAATAGTCCATCTATTTTATTGAAATTATTTTCCACTAAAAATGATATTTTAGAAGGAGATAATTTTGATGTTGTCTTGAATACTGAAAATGTAAAAGATGGTGCAACATTTGATTATACTATTTCTGGTGTTGGAATAAATCAAATCGATAAAGATTTAAAGGGAACCTTTACAATAAATAATAAAAATTCTGTTTTACCAATTAAAACAAAAAATAATTTTATAAATGATAAAGAATTATTTACATTAAAATTAGATAATTATAGTAATTTTGTAGATGTTTTAATTCGTAAAAAACAAATACCAGTTGAAGACACTCTATATACTTTAACTTCCTCTCGTAATTATATTACTGCTGGTGAAGCATTTACTATTATTTTATCCACAAAAAACATACCAGACAATACTTTGGTTTCATATTCAATCTCTGAAATTGATAATAGGTTAATAAATAATTTACCCTTAATTGAATCCTTTAAAATTATACAAGGAAAATCACAATTATTAGTAAAAACAAGAGATGATATAATTACAGATAATGTAGTATTTAAATTATCATTGGATAATAAGCAAGCATCAATTTCAGTATTAATTAAGGCAAAAATAAAAGCACCATCACCTCCTCCTCCTGGAATTCGAACTGATGTAACTGGGTGTATTGAAAAAATTGTAGTATTATCTCCTGGATATGGTTATACGACTGGTGATAGAATTACTGACGGTAAAAATTTATATACTCCAATTGTTTCTCCAAATAGTGGTGCAATTGTAAATGTATTATCATTAAATAATCCAATTTGTGGATTTGATACACCACCAAATCTTATTATAAATACAAACACTGGTATTGGTGCGGAAGTTATTCCACTTATGAAGTATTATCCTTCTTATGAAACACTAAACCAACAAAAAATATCAATAGTAGGAATCAAAACAGTGATAGATTGTGTATGAGAAACCCATTTGCTAGACAACTTCCAGGATTTAGAATTGAAGCAGGAACAGATAGTGCTAAAAATGGAAAAATAGATGTTGCCTGTACGACTGATAAAGGGCAGGGAATTATTATGTACGATAATGGAAATTGTGATTTTGTTGTGAATAAAACTTCAAAAGAGGTTGTTGGACATAATATTGATGATGATAATTCTCCAGCAAAAATAATTGAGGCTATAAATGGAGATATTCATTTAAAAGCATCTAATGGAACTATTATTCTTCAAGCAAAAAATATTCGTATTGTTGGTATAGATGGAACGGAGGGGGAAGTTACAATTGAAGCATCTAAAATTGTAAAAATAAATGCTCCAAACGTAGAAATTCAATCTAGTGGTGCTGCAACAATTGCAGCAGCACAAGCAGTAAATATTTCAGGATCCACTACTGACATTTCTGCTAATACTCAAACCACAATTTCTAGTGGTATAGATGCAGCATCTTCTTCAATTTTGGGTCAAGTTATAACATCGATTAAAAAATTCAAAAATTTCTTTAATTCTATTTGTGAATAATGGCTGATCTCACAATTGCAAATGTAGGTGAAAAATTAATAGTCGGTCAAGTTGATACTTCATTTTTGACTGCTAGTTCTAGATTACTCCCTGGTACTTCTGTTTTGAATGGTCCTGTTTATATTGGAATGCCCACTCAAATAGGAGTAGCAAGAGCGGCTTGTATGATTGGACCACCAATTTCAATTGCACTTCCAGTATCTTTAGAAGTTACAGGTATTACAAATCTTTTAGGTAATTTGAATGTTTTTGGTCTTTCTACCTTTAATGGTGCTTCTATTTTTAATGGTGTTGCGACAAAAAATGGAGCAGATATTTCAAATGGTGTGAAACTAAATAATGGTTCTCATCTTACAAATGCATCAAAGATAGTTAATGGATCATTACTTGTAAATGGTCTTTGTACTGTTACTGGATTATTTACTGCTGCTGGTGGTATTACTGCACCATCTAAGTTCTTTGATATTTTACATCCAACAAAAGAAAATCATAGACTTAGACACGGATGTTTAGAAGGACCAGAAAATGCAGTTTATATTCGTGGTCGATTGACTGATGGTAATATTATCAATTTGCCTGACTATTGGACTGGATTAGTTGATGAAACTACGATTACAGCTCATTTGTCTTCTTGGGGTTTGCATCAAGAACTTTATATTCAAAAAATAGAAAATAATAAAATTAAGATTGTAAATAATTCTGGAGGAAAAATAGATTGTAATTATATTGTATATGCGACAAGAAAAGATATTCCTTCGATTATAGTCGAATACGAAGGTGATTATCCAGGAGAATCAAAATGACAAGAGAACTATTAGTTATAAGATACGATGAAGAATTAAATTCGATAGAAAATCAAATTACAACACTTGGTGAATTTAAACAATCACTTCAATCTTCAATTAATGAACTTATTTCGCCAATTTCCCAATTAGACGAAAGAATAGCAGAAATCACAGTTAATATCAATAAAAAAATATACGAACTATCTGGGATTTCATCCTCTGCGGTTTTTTGTGGTTGTGGAACTCATACAACAGATGGGGATGGCAACTCAATATCAGTGGGAACCACTTATTTCTATGAACAGGCAAAAGCACATCGTATTAATGCAGAAAGTACTTCGTATTCTGGACTAAATCCATTTGGAAATCTAGAAGGAACTGATGGATCCACTTCTTTCACAGCAGGAATTGGATCAACTACTATTGTTGTTGGTGCAGATAAAAGTGCAATTTTAGAATTGATTGTGAATACTCCTGGTTCTGGTTTTATTTCTTCTACTTATTATGGAAGAATTTTAAATGGTGGTTCTGGTTCTGGAGCAAAGGCAGATATTACAGTTTCTGCTGCTGGTACAGTATCGAATGTTATTGTAAATAATGGTGGTAGTGGATATTTGGTAAATGATAATCTTACTATCACTTCTTTTGCCGGAGCATCATTTAAAGTTACTGATGTTGGATCTCCAATACTTGGAATTGGTGTAGATACTTATATTGTTGCAAGTTCTGGAATTGGTAGTATTTTTATACCAGATGTTGATAGTAGTAAAACAAGCACTTGCGGTGTTGGGAGTGCTTGTAGTGATTTTGCGTCTAAAATTTCTGCTATTAATAACGAAATTACCACATTAAGAAATCAAAGAAATGAAATTATTGTAGGTTCAAATTCACTTAAAGTTGAAACTCGCAGATCATATACTCAAAGATATTCTTATGTTTTTGCGGAGGGAGAATTAAATGTAAGAAAAAATGAAATATCTGCAATTAAATCAGTATTGGGTAATCCTAACTATAATCAGTATTTCTCATGAGTTTTCTTCTTCGTAACACATTTACTGGTGTCATCACAAGCACTGATTTATTTGGTGAGGATCTTGATTTATTTTTAAGAGAATATCCAGAGTTAGTTAGGGTTGGAATTGCAACAACAGAAAACTCAAATTATTATGTTTTATTAAATTCAAATAAAGATGAATTCACTTATCCAAGTGTTGGAACTAGTTTTGTTTTTAATCCTTTTAGTAATGTTTTAGGAATTGGAACTATAACTATATCTCCCTCCAACTTGAGTGGTATTAGTTCTATTAAAATCAATTCTTTAAATTTATCTGGATCTTTTTATGATAGTACAAATAATTCTGGTTTTTCTGGGCAAATTTTATCATCTACTGGAAGTAGTACGCAATGGATTAACTCAAGTTCTGCAAATGTAGGTTCTGCATCTTCTATTGGAATTACCTTAGATAGTGAAAATGTTACAAAATATATTACTTTTGTAAATACAACCTCTGGAAATAATTATGTTCGTGTAGATGGTGATTTAAGTTATAATTCAAGTACAAATATACTTACTGCAAATAGACTAACTTTAAATGGTGCGGGATCTTCAACATCTGCACAATTAAACTTCAACGGAACCACAAATAACTGGATCAACTTTAGTACAACTGGAGTTGCTGCTCCAACATTTATCACCAGAAGTGTTGGGACTAAAATTGTTTTATATGAACAGGTTGGTGCAAGTTCCGCGGATTACGGTTTTGGTATTGAAAATAACACTTTATGGTCTAGTGTTCCTAGTACATCTTCTCAATTCAAATGGTATGGAGGAACAACTCTTGCTGCAACATTAACTGGATCTGGTAATTTTAGTGCTGGTACGATTACTGCTACTACTTTTAGTGGTTCTGGAGCATCTCTAACTTCAATTCCAAATAGTGCTACTACCGCAACTAATGCAAATACAGCATCAGCTATTGTTGCTCGTGATGGTTCTGGTAATTTTATTGCTGGTACAATCACTGCAACACTAACTGGTAGCGCATCGCAACTTAACGGATTGAGTTCTACTCAGTTGTTCAACAACATGGGGCAAAACCAC